GGTGATGAAAGCAATGACGAAATTATATTATTAGATGCAAAAAGAGTTAGATGTGACTTTCCGGAGTTAAAAAAACTTGCATTAGAAGAATATAGATATTGGGAACCAGATTGTGTGTTAATAGAGGCTAAAGCATCTGGTACACCATTGACACATGAGCTTAGGCGTATGGGCATACCTGTAACATCATATACACCTAGTAGAGGACAAGACAAAGTAGCACGTATGAATAGTGTTGCACCTATATTTGAATCTGGCATGGTGTGGGCACCAGAGGATGATTTTGCAGAAGAAGTCATTGAAGAAATGGCGTCATTCCCATTTGGCGATTACGATGATTATTGCGATAGTGCTACAATGGCTCTGATGAGATTTAGACAAGGTGGTTTTATATCACTATATGAAGATTACCAAGATGAGGTGAAACTATTAAAGAAGAACAGAACAGTATATTATTAAAAACATATACAACTACATTTGTATGGGATGGGGTTGAATACATGGGTCCTATAATACATGCACCAAGCCTTGAGTATGCAAAACTAATTGCAGAGTACCATGGTCTTTTGCTTGATGGTGAATTAGAGGCTATCATAGGAACTGAAATAGGTTTTGCAGATATGGAAGATAAGGTAATACATTAACATGGCTATAGAAAAACTAGGAACAGAAAACGATCCTAATATTAAAAAACAAGGATCAGCAGTAAATGTTATGCCTGAAACCTCTAGAGACGAGGAAATACAAGCTGCAGCACAAATACTTGTAGATGATGAACAAGTTTTATTAGATGATGAAATTCAAGCACCTATGCAACCACAAATGAGTTTTGATGCTAATTTAGTTGATTTTATAACTGAAAACACTTTACAAAAAATATCAAACGATCTTTTAGATGCCATAGAAACAGACAAACAATCGCGATCAGAATGGGAAAAAACATATACTGATGGCCTTCAATATTTAGGCATGAAGTTTGATGAAATGAGATCGCAACCATTTGAGGGTAGTTCTGGAGTAGTTCATCCAATACTAGCTGAGGCTGTAACACAATTTCAAGCACAGGCTTATAAAGAAATGTTGCCAGCAAAAGGACCTGTAAAAACTGAAATAGTAGGTGCAAGAACAATAGAGACTGAAAATCAAGCAGAGCGTGTTCAAGAATTTATGAACTACTACATNATGAATGAAATGAATGAATATGATCCNGAGCTTGACCAAATGTTGTTTTATTTACCTCTAGCTGGCTCTTGTTTCAAAAAAGTATATTTTGATTTTGTTTTAAATAGAGCTGTAGCAAAATTTATTGCACCAGAGGATCTTATTGTTCCTTATGAAGCCGCAGATATAAGTTCAGCTGAGAGAATTACACATTCTATAAGCATGTCTGCAAATGAAATTAAAAAACAACAAGTTACAGGCTTTTATGCTAATGTCGACATTGGTTCTAATTCTTATTCGGAAGATATGGACGATATTANTGAGGCCATAGATGAAATACAAGGTATATCACCATCATACAAAGAAAACAGAAACAGAACTGTATATGAAGTACATACTGTATTAGACATTGAGGGTTTTGAAGATTTAGACCAACAAGGTGTCCCTACAGGTCTCAAATTACCATATATAGTTACAATAGAGGAAGATTCACAAAAAGTTTTGTCAATACGTCGTAATTACAGAGAAAACGATTTATTAAAAAATAAAATTAATTATTTTGTTCAATATAAATTTTTACCTGGTCTAGGTTTTTATGGATTAGGCTTGTCTCACATGATTGGCGGTTTGTCAAAAGCATCTACATCAATATTAAGACAGCTTATAGATGCAGGTACATTAGCTAATTTACCAGCTGGTTTTAAAGCTAGAGGTATGCGCATCAGAGACGAGGACGATCCTTTACAACCCGGTGAGTTTAGAGATATTGATACAACAGGCGGATCTTTACGAGAAAACTTAATTCCTCTCCCAATTAAAGAACCTAGTAGTGTCTTGATGTCACTATTAGGAATTTTAGTGGATTCTGGTAAAAGATTCGCCGCTATCGCAGACATGAATGTAGGTGACATGAATCAAGCAATGCCTGTTGGAACTACTGTGGCTTTACTAGAACGTGGCACAAAAGTTATGAGTGCTATACACAAAAGATTACATTATGCACAAAGAATTGAGTTTGGATTGTTAGCGAAAGTTTTTAGTGAGTATTTACCACCAGTATATAATTATCAAATAGGCTCAGGGTCACAAGAGGTAAAACAAATAGATTTTGACGATCGCGTAGACATAATACCTGTATCTGATCCAAATATTTTTTCACAAAGTCAAAGAGTTACATTAGCTCAAGAACTTTTATCAATGGTGCAATCAAATCCCGAAATACATGGTCCTATGGGTATATATGAGGCATATAAACGCATGTATGCTGCTTTAGGTGTAGATAATGTAGATGCTTTGCTACAACCACCTCCAGACATGACACCAAAACCTGTTGATGCAGGACAAGAAAATGCTGGGTTATTATTAGGTCAACCAGCTCAAGCGTTTCCGGAGCAAAATCATCAAGCACATTTAGAAGCACATAAAAGTTTGTTTCTTACTGATATTGTAAAACAAAGTCCTCAAGTGCAGGCTTTGATAATAAGTCACTGTATGCAACATTTACAATTTTTAGCAACACAAATAGCACAAGAACAAATGCCACCAGAAATGCAACAACAAATACAACAGATACAAGCACAAATGCAACAAGTGTCGCCTCAAGAGGCGGCAGCGATTCAACAACAAATACAAATGATAATGGAGCAGTTTAGTTCACAAATCATGGCACAGCTAGCAGGTGAGTTTTTACAATCTATAGGTATGGGTGGTAGCGATGATCCATTGGTTGATATTAGAAAACGCGAGTTAGATTTACGAAACAAAGAATTAGATATGGAATCTGACCAATTTGTTGCAAAACAAAACCAAAGAGCTCAAGAGAAAATGCTAGATAGTGACATACAACAACAAAGAATCGATATGCAAAAACAAATAGCAGATGATAAACTGAGGTAGCAGTAGATAGACTAAAACAAAATGCTGATTTAAAATTATTAGAATTACAAAACAAACTAAGGGGAGTACAATGACAACATCTTATATCCGTGAAGCACAAAAAAAACTAAAAGCAGAAAAAAAGATTTTAAGAGAACAAGAAGCCAAAGAACAAAAAGCTGCATTAGAAGCAGCTGACAAAGCACATCAAGAAAATATGGCTAGAATTGAAAAAAAGATGGCTAAAATAAATGGTGACTTGGTTGAAGAAGTAAAACCAAAGAAAACTACAAAAAAAACTACAAAGAAACCAGCGGCAAAAAAAAGAGGTAGGCCAAAAAAATCTTAATCTATGGACGAAATACAACTTTTAGATAAGATTAAAAAAACTATATCTGAACGCGAAACACAGATACAAGAAACTTTAATGTCTGGTGGTTTAAAAGATATTGAACATTATAAATATTTGCAAGGAGAGCTTTCTGCTTTATACTATATTGCAAATGCAATTAGTGATATGGGAAAAGATATATGACAACAGCCGCAGAAAATACTGAAATAAGTAAAAAAGTAGCAGAGGCTTATGTAGCACCAGACACTTTGGTGTTGGATCCTGAAAAATTAGACAAATCATTACTTGATAGGATGCCACAACCTACTGGTTGGAGAATGTTAGTTTTACCTTATGCTGGTAAAGCAAAAACAGACGGCGGCATAGTATTAACAAAACAAACTACAGATCGTGAGGCTCTAGCTACCGTTGTGGCTTATGTGGTCAAGAAAGGACCACTTTGTTATAACGATAAATCTAGATATGGAGAAACGCCCTGGTGCGAAGAAAAGCAGTGGGTTTTAATCGGACGCTACTCTGGTTCGAGATTTAAACTTGAGGATGGTGCAGAGGTAAGAATCATCAATGATGATGAAGTAATTGCCACAATTCTTAATCCAGATGATATAGTGAGCTTATGACGATAGAAAACGAACAAAATCAAGTGCAACCAGAGGTTGCTGATATAGAGGTAGAGGTAACTGAATCTGAAAATCAAGTAGGTGCAAGTGCTGAACTCAAAAACGAGGATGAATTAGAAAATTACACAAAAAGTGTTTCTAAAAGAATCAACAAGTTAAATGCAAGAAACAGAGCAGCTGAGGAAAAAGCTGCTGCATTAGAGGCACAATTAGCACAAAAAAATCAAGAAGTGCAACAATATTACAGTGCAGCTGTACAATATCAACAAAATTTGTTGGAAAAAGAAGAAGAAACAGTACAAATTAAAGAGCGTGAGGCTACTGAGCTTTACAAAAAAGCACATGAATCTGGAGACGCTGATTTAATATCCAAAGCAGATAGTTTAAAAAATGAAGTAGCCATACAAAAAGAAAAAGTGCGTATTGCNAAGCAAAAACAAGCAGAGGCAAATGCACAATACCAACAACCACAACAACAAACATATCAAGAACCACAACAAGTACAAAATGTGCAACCAACACAAGAGGCTTTAGAGTGGAAATCAAAAAATAAGTGGTTTGGTGAAAATGCTGAGGCTACTCAGTATGCACAATACACACACATGAATTTAGTTAATGAAGGTTTTGAACCAGACTCAGATGAATATTATACTGAGTTAAATGACAGAGTTTATAAAGTTTATCCTGATTTACAATCNGATAATGCTGAACAAATTGAGGACAGACCCGCTGTGCAAAGAGTCGCCTCAGCCTCCGTAGGAGGTCGGCAAAAAACACAAGGCAAAAAGAACGGTGTGCAATTCTCTAAATCAGAAGTTGCCAGACTCCGTGGATTAAAACCACATGGCATGTCCGAGGACGCNTGGTTAAAGTCCGTTGCTAAAGAAAAACAACGCATACAATCTAGGGAGGCAAAATGACAACAGAAGATAATAAAGATATGACACAATCCAGAAATTCCCGTGAATCCGAGAATCACGCTAATAACACTCGTAGACAACCATGGAGACCAGTAAGAAAACTTGAAACTCCTGCACCACCAGAAGGGTACGAATATCGTTGGATAAGAGAATCCATGCTGGGACAACAGGATGTCGCTAATGTAAGCAGAAGATTGAGAGAAGGTTGGGAGCTCGTAAGAGGTACTGATTTACCCTCAGAGTTTGTTTTACCTGTAGCTGATGATAATTCAAGACATGCTGGTTTAGTTTATAGTGAAGGTCTGCTATTAGCAAAAATACCGATCGAAACCAAGAATGAACGTAATACATATTACGAACAGGAAACTGCAAGAAAAAAAGANGCNTTAGACAATACTATGTTTAATGAATCTAAAAAAGACGGCAGATATGTGAAGTATGATTCTGATAGGAGNTCNAACGTTACTTTTGGTAAAAAGTAATAATCATATAAGGAGAATATACAATGGCTAATAATAACAGCCCATTTGGATGTAAACCTGTTCGTATGATGGGCGGAGCGCCTTATTCTGGAGGTCAATCTAGATATAGGATTGCTAGTGGAGCAACGACACCAATATTCCAAGGAGACTTGGTTACTCAGCTTACTGCTGGTGTAATTGGACGTCATGCAGCCTCTGGCACAGTTCCAATTGTCGGTGTGTTTAACGGTGTTTCTTACACTGATCCGACCACAGGCGAACAAGTGTTTAACAATTATTATCCCGGCAGCATTGCTGCATCGGATATAATCGCAAGCGTCATTGATGATCCTAATGTAGTTTTTGAAATNCAAGCAGATGCAGCTATGCCTGTAGCAGACTTGTTTGGAAATTTCGACATTGTTGATGGATCACCAGTAGGCGATACTAAGTCTGGAATATCAGCGACAGAGCTAGATGTGACTACAGGAGCTACTACAGCAACTTTACCACTAAAGGCTTTAGATATATCCCAGGATCCCGATAACGACGATGTTTCATCGACAAATACTAACGTACTTTGTGTCATACAGAATCATGTAATGGGACAAAAAGGCGCTGGTTTAGCATAAGGAGTATATAAATGGCTATATCAAGAGCACAACTAGCAAAAGAGCTAGAGCCTGGGTTAAACGCACTTTTTGGAATGTCCTATGATTCTTACGAGAACGAGTATGAAGATATTTTTGTTATCGAAGATTCAAATAGAGCATTTGAAGAAGAAGTCCTAATCACAGGATTTGGTTCAGCACCACTTAAGTCTGAAGGACAAGGGGTGCAATTCGACAACGCATCTGAAAGTTACAGTGCACGTTATACACACGATACAGTGGCATTAGCGTTTGCTTTAACCGAAGAGGCCGTGGAGGACAATCTTTATGATAGTCTAGGCAAGCGTTACGTAAAAGCATTAGCAAAATCTATGGCTAACACTAAGGAAGTCAAAGGTGCTGATGTTTTAAATAACGCTTTCTCATCTAGCTTTACAGGCGGCGATGGTAAATCTCT